TCCAGTCCGGCATCATGCCAATCACTTCTAGTGATCGGACGAAGGGGGACTCGCTGACGATTGCGCCAGTTGGGGGGACGTTGGCGCTGTAAACCACGGGTGGACTCCTACTGTTTACCTATTTTGGCAGAGAATTGGGGGTTACCACTTTTCTCGGTTTGCCCAAAATGCGGCACTCATTTTGCCTTTGGCGATATTTTTGGCGTGTCGCGCCTTAAATGATGCCCTTCTGGCCTTGTCCGACGCTGATTCTCCTGTTTGTGCTGGTGAGCCAGCTACGCCCTGCTGTCCGAAACGGATGAGTTTTACGGTTTCGCCTTCCTTTGCGAGGACTACGTGCGACTTTTTGGGGTGGTCGGGGGTGCGCTTGGGTTTGTTGTAGCCGGCGAAAGTTTCGCCACGGTAGTTAATCGTCATCGGGGTCTTCCTCGATGTCCTCTTCTATTTCCACTAGGACTTCGACGCCGTTGAAGATGTTGCCCATGAAGCCGGCAAATAATGGGGCTTCGCCGGGAGTTTTGAAGTCGAAGGTGACTTCAGTGCGACCGGTTTCGGCGTCAACTTCGATGTAGGTGGGGTAGCCCTGGAAGGTGTGGATGGTCATTAACCTTCGTAAGCGACGGCGATGTGGGGCACCACGTTAGGTGTGCCAGAGCTGATCGAGGCGATGCGCATACGGATTTTTGCGGCGGGTTTACCTGTGAAGAAGTACACGTATTCGCCGTTTGCGTTGATGGTTTTACTGGTGTCGATGGTGAACCAGTTGCCATTGCCGTTGAAGCTGCACTCCAGTGCCAGTGTGAAGTTGCCTGCGTTAGTTACGGTTGCTGCAAATGTGTAGCCGTCACTGTGGGCGTCTACTTCCATCCAGTCGTTTACAGCGGTGAGGGCACCGCCTGTGTGCTCGATTAGGTGGGCGTAGTTGTCTTTTGCTGTGTTAGCAATACGTGCCATCGCTATTTGCTCTTTTTGGTGGGTTTTTTGGCGGTTTTGGCGGATGCCTTGAAGGCGGCGGCGGTTGGGGCGCCCTTAGTTCCAGGTTTGCGCATGGATTCGTTGCTGCCGGCAGCGATGCGCTTGCGTTTGGCGGCGATGTTGCTATACAAGCCGGGCTTGACCATTACTTTTTACCCTTTTTGGCGGGTTTCTTCATGCCGGGGGGCATCATTTTGCCGGGCTTCTTCTCGCCTTTCTTGGACATGGGCTTGTCGCCGTAATGGCCGGGCATGGTAAACGTGCATCTACCACACACGATAGTCGGTCGAGTGCATTGTTTCCGGCTTGGCGAGGTTAAAAACCTGGAGACACATGTATCCCAGTGCGTCGAAGGCGTGATCCACTCCTAGGTTTTTGTTTGGGAGGCCCGTGCCGGGGGCGTAGGTCAATGTGCGGAGGGATTTTATTAATTCTTTACATCTCGGATGGATGAAGAGGCGGCGGGTTCCAGAGGCGTCGAGGAGAGCGGTGTTGACGCACGTGATTTTGTCGCGGATTTTCCAGGGGGCACGGGGGCTGGATACTTTGAAGCCGGACTTTTTTAAGATCGTGTGGTCGGTGTAGCCCACGCCGCTGGTTTTGCGGGCGCCGCCTGTTGGGTCCGGGCAGGCGATGATCCGGCGCTCCACGCCGTAGCGGCGCTGGATTTCTTCGCACAGGTCCCAGGTGGTGGCGCCACCCGTCATGATTATTTCGTCGAATACCCACAGGTCGTTGCCCTTTTTCACCGCGCAAATTGCGGACATTGGGTCGATGTTGAAGTCCACCCCAATCAGCAAGGGGACGATTGGTAGGTCTTGGACGATGGGGTCGATGTTCGAGTCGGAAAAACTGACGGCGACGAGACCGCTGAGGTTTTCGAAGCTGGCCTCGAACTCTTGGCGGAATGTACGAATGTCGAGTTGACCTCGGGCAGCCTCGATTTCTTCCGCTGGGACGTTATCGCCTTGGATTGTGGTGAACTGCCACCGGACCCAGTTGGGGTCTGCGGCTTCCGCGCAGTAGCACCAGAGGTCGTAAAACCAGCTGGCGGTGCCGTCCGGGGTGGAAATGAACAGGGCCCAGCCCTGTTTGTCTGCGAGGGCGGGGCGGATTACCTCGAACCAGACCTCGGAGTCCATGAAGGCGGCCTCGTCTAGTACTACGCCGGCCAAACTTCGGCCCCGCAGTGCCATTGCGTTCTCGACGCCCTTCAATTCGATGGTGCTGCCGTTGACTAGCTCCAGTTTCAGGTCGGTTTCGTTCTTGGACTTGATCCAGGCGCGGGGGACAAGGCGTTTTAAGGCTTTCCAGGCGATATCCTTCGCCATTCGGTAGGTCGGGGCGCAATAAAAGAAGGTTTCGCCCGGACGTTCGATTGCTCCACGCAGCAATTCGATGCAAGAGAGGTAGCTCTTGCCGAATCGGCGGCCTGCGACCAGGACTCTGAAGCGTTTGCGGCTAGAAAACACCTCACCCTGTGCCCAACGCAGCTGCAGCGAAGGTGTGTCGCTCATTTTTTAGGGGGGTACTTGCTTACAGTATCACAGGAATTGACCCCCTACCCCCGTGGGTGTGTAACAGTAAAGAGAAATTGGTTTGTACCAGTAGGTTCCCAGGGCCCCGCACACGCGCTAAATATACCGAACCTTACCCCCTAAATATAATGTTACAATATGTGACAGCCCGGCGGTTAGGGGTCAGGATGTAGTAGACTACAGAGGAACAAGGGCAGACCACCCGATGCAATCCGCCACCTTCGAGATCCGCTCAGCCTTCGGGCAGACCCGAGCCTATCCAGTCAGCCAATCCGCTCAGGCTCTGTGCAGCCTTACCGGATCTAAGACGTTACTCCCTCAGTCGATCAACACCATCACCAGCCTAGGGTTCACTTGCGAGACTACCGCAGGGGAGACAATCAATCCCTCCGATCTCTACTGAGCCTTACCTAACCGCATCGCCCCCACTAGTTGGGGGCTTTGTAGTGTCTGGGGTCAGAGCAACGCGCAGACCAAACCAGCCGCTAGCAAACCAGCCGCTAGCGGCAGTGATGCGGTGCAGGTAGCACCAATAAAGCAGAGGGCGGCAACGGATCGGGTCATGATGGTTCGGATGGGTTGGCTAAGGGTTGGCTAGGTTGGTTAGCTAAGGTTAGCTAACACCGGTAGGGTCTTAGCCTTGTGACTGCTAAGACCCGATGAAGCGAAAGGGTCAAATTCCGACCCGTTGAGATACCTTGCGAGCACCATTACCATGAGCACGAAAGGCCACAACGCAAGCCCGATCCGCTACGCTGCAGAGCTTGCAAGTTGAGCAGGTCACACCATCCCGCAACTGTGCGGGACAGGTCTGAAATTTCACGCCATCGACCTCCCACGACTTGCGTTGATCATCCTGAGGCGTAACGCAAACACTAGGAAAACCCAGTTGATGCATCTTCGCAGCTTGTGATTCAGCATCACAGGATAAATTAACCGTAAACCCTGCAGCGTTACAGTCGGCCACAACTTGTAGGTTATACTCACTCTGCACGTGGTGGGTATACGTAAACGCCCGCAACTTAGCGGCCCGGAATATGCTGTACAGATATTGAATAACCGACCAATTCAGCACCCCATTTTGATGAGGCAGATCGCCGGCTTGATTGTGCCGCAGCAGTGAGCCAGGCTTAAGCTTTGCCGCTACGATCGAATCTTGCAAGGCGAGCCAATCCCCGCCACGCTCGCCACGGGTGACTTTATCCCAATGCAGCTTGAGCGGACCGCTAGCGGCATAGCAACCCCCGCCATTATTGAACGGACAGGTTTTTGGGCAGGTATCCGCGCTAGATGTGGTGACCGCAATAGGCCCGGTCTTGACGTTCGAAGATTTGGCAGTGAGGTGATAGGTAGTCATCTGCTTTGGTTTGGCTGATTTACTCTCCCACAATACAGCCACGGGATCCCCTGCCAACCCTATTCTGCTACTGTTACAGATTAGAATAACTTATCGCCGCAGGCGCTAGGATCTGAGCTGGTAGACTCTAAATCTACTCTACTAGACTATAGGTTAGCATACCTTACCGCAGGGTAGGTTAGCATACCTTACTGTCTGGTAGATTAGCCTACCTTACTGGCCTACGCTCTAGCGTGAATGGCTCCAGGGTGAATGGCTCGCAAGCATGAATGCATGAATGGCAACCATGAATGGTCAATAGAAAACAAACATCATACCATCCTTGCTGCTTGCTTTATACAATAAGCGGGCATCCTTGCCAGGCTCTAAAACATAAACCCGCATGAATTCCAGGGCAGCTTCCATATGCTCCAGATAGGATTCGCGGATACCGTGACTAGCCTGTGAATGGCGCTTCCTACCAGGATGGCCAGCCAGGTCTGCACGTATCCTTGCTGCTTGCTTACCTGTTGCTGGTTTGTTTGTAGTTTCAACGATCCAGCAGTAAGGTGTGGACTCGTAAGCTAGTTCAACTGGTTGCGCAGTTTCGTAGTTGGCAACGATGAATGATCCGATTTGGAAAGTCACGGCTGTGAATGTGGGTAAGGTGTACTGAATCGGGTCAAACTAAGTTGAGCAGGCGTAGCCAGGAACCATCAGCATCGG